CGAGCGGTACTTGGTGCGTGTGCGCCGCAAGACGTACCCGGGCAAGAATGGAAAGCCGGTGACGACCCGCGCCACCGCGAGCTTCATGGAGTACGGCACGGAAGATCAGCCCGCTACGCCATGGCTTCGGCCAGCTGTGCGCCAACACGGGGAAGCGGCGATCAACGTCATTACTCAAGACCTGAACAAGCGCATTGAAAAGGTGGTGTCTGAGATGGGCGCCAAGAACCGGAACAAGTGATGCTGCCTGCCGTCTTCCACACCCTCCAGACCGCTGCTGTGCTGGCGATAGTCGGCGGCACTCCGGTGCGCATCTTCCGCCATGGTGCCGCGCCTCAGGATATCGAAAAGCCCTATGTCACATGGTTCGAAGTTGCTGGTCAGCCGTATGACCAACTGAGCGGCACGCCGTGCGGGGACTTTGACAGCGTGCAGATCGACTGCTGGTCGAAGTCTGACGCTCAGGTTGAGCAGCTTGCCGCAGCGGTGCGTGATGCCGTCGACGCAGCTGGGATCGCAAACAGAATCGTGGTGAACCTGCGCGACCCGGATACCAAACTCTTTCGGATCGGCCTTGAAGCTGATTTCATTACCTCCCGCTAATCCTCATTTTCTGTTTTGCCTTGCCCGCCTCGAGCGGGCTTTTTCTTTTGGAGCATCAAGATGCCGATCAAATCTCAAGGTACCGAGCTTTTCTATGTTCGCCCCGGTTCCGCACCGGTCTTGGTCAAGTTGCACTGCCCGACCGGCATTACGGGTCTTGGTGGTGCGGCGGACCAGGTGGAAACCACGTGCCTTTCGGACACTGAAGACAAACAGTACGTCCGTGGCCTGGGCAACCCGGGCCAGGTCTCGGCCCCGGTTAACTTTGACCCGCAACAGGCAAGCCACGAAGACATGTTTGCCCTGAAGCAGTCGGGCGAAACCCTGCAATGGATCATCGGTATGTCTGACGGCACGACGCTGCCGACTTTGGACTCCAATGGCGACATCGAGCCGCCCGTGGGCCGGTCCAGCATCCGGTTCACCGGCTACATCGCCGATTGGGCCTTGGATTTCGCCGGCAATGATGTTGTGAAGGGAACGCTGGCCATCCAACGTTCTGGTTCTGTCATCTTCACGCCGAAGGCCTAAGCATGCTGGACAAGTCGTTTTTCGCATCTGAAGCGGTGTCGGCCAAGGAAGTGCCGTTGGGCGACGGCGAGTTGCACACGCTGCACTTCCGTGCTTACAGCGGCGCCGCGTTCAACGCCTATGCGCATGCCATGAAGTCGGAAGACCCCATGATGAAGGGGAAAGGCATGGCTATTCTCATCGCGGATTGCCTTTGCGACAAGGAAGGCGTTCGCCAGCTGACTGTTGAACAGGCGTCGCGGCTGAATCCTGTTCCGATGCAAGCCATCTTCAAGGCAGTCCTGGAAGCCAACGGGCTGGGTGCTGACAAGTCCGAAAGCCAGGACGAGCCGGGAAACACGTAAAGGCTGGCAGCGATGACTGGCTGTGGGCCGTCCTGGCGCTTCGTCTGGGCGGCCGCACCATCCAGGAATTGCGGCTGGCCATGACCCAGCGTGAATTCGAGTTCTGGAAAGCGTTCTACGAGCGCCATCCGTTTGATGACCTTCATATGTTCCACCGCCCCGCAGCTTTGATATCACAAAGCATGGCAGGCGGGGATATGGCCCAAAAGATCCAGTGGCTTTCGAGCCCAATTGTTCGTGACCTCTCTGACGCCGACCTTCGCACCCTGAAGGCGTTCGGACTCAAACCCCAAGGATAGCTAGATGGCAACAGCCGGCAGTATCGTCGTCGATCTGTTGATGAAGACGGGTTCGTTTGAGACGGATGCCCAACGTGCGTCCAAAACGGCCGAGAAGCGCTTCAAGGAGATTGAGAGGCAGGCCAAGGATACTGCAACAAACGTCAGTAGTGCGTTCGCCGGTTTACTGAGCGGCGCGCTGTTGGGCGTTGGTGTGGGCACGATATTCAGCAAGTTCATCGAGGAAACCAAGAACGCGCAAAGCGAGCAAGCTCAACTCGCTGCAGTCTTGAAGTCGACAGGGAACGCCGCAGGATTCACCGCGGCTGAACTGAACAAGATGGCCAGCGGTATGGCCGGATTTGTTAGCGAAGGCGACATCAACCGTGCACAAACCCGGTTGCTGTCGTACACGGGCGTGGTTGGCGATGAGTTCCCCCGTGCGCTCCAGGCTGCAATCGACATGTCAGTTCGCCTGGGCATGACGGTCGAGCAGTCTGCCGAGACGGTCGGCAAGGCGTTGGACATTCCCAGCAAGGGTCTCACTGCGCTATCGAAGCAGGGCTTTCGGTTCACTGAGGACCAAAAGAAGCTTGTCGAGTCGTTGGAGGCGACGGGCCGTGTAGCTGAGGCGCAAGACGTCGTCCTTAAGGCGCTTGAAGCTTCATATGGTGGTGCTGCCGAAGCTGCCAGGAACACTCTGGGCGGCGCGTTGCAGGCGTTGCAGAACCAGATCGATGACTTAATGACGGGCGACGGCCCTTCAGTGGATAGTTTGACCGACTCGGTCAACCAGCTGACGGATGTTCTTGGTTCGTCTGAGACGAAGCAGGCCTTCGCTAGTTTCGTCAGTTTGCTGGCAGACCTTTCCAGGTCGGTGATTAGCATCGCAACCGACTTTGCTACGGGCGTAAAGGCTTCAGAAGGCTTTGTCGACGCTCTTTTCACTTACGGCCTAACCAATCCGTTTGCAAGCAATGCGGAGAATGCCGAGAAGTATAAAAAAGAGCTGGAAGAACTGTACGCCTGGCAGAAGAGACTTCGAGATGAAGGGAGCGCTACAGACGCTGTCGATAATGGCATCCGGATCGCTCAGAATCGTGTGGCGTACTTCGAGGGGCGCGCCGGCCGCGACATGCAGCAGGTTCTGGGCGCCTATCGAGGAGTGGATGAGACTGGCGCGCCGACACAGACGCTGGAGCCCATTAGGACCACGGCGTCTTCTCCCGTGGAGAAATCGGCCAAGGAGAAGGTTGACCAAGGCCAAAAGCTGATCGACCAGATGAACCAGCGTATTGCGCTGATTGGCAAGGAAACCGAGTACGAAAAGCTGCTGGAGCAGGTCAGACTTGGCTCTGTGACGTTCAAGACGCAAGCCCAGCAGGATGAAGCGCTGGCGTCCGCCCAGACGCTGGATTTCATCAAAGAGCAGAACAAGGCATACGAAGAGACGCAGGCGCATCTGAAAGAGCTGTCAAAAGTTTCGCAGGAAACCGCCTCGGAAATGGACGAGTTCGCCCGTGAGGCGGCTAGAAGCATCCAGGATTCTCTGGGCGATGGGTTGTACAGCCTATTGTCTGGAAACTTTGACAACATCGGTCAGAAGTTCGCGGAAACTCTGATGCGCATGGCGGCGGATGCGGCGGCTGCCAATTTGGCGGGCGCGCTGTTTGGTGATTACGGAAAGACGGGCCAGATCGGCGGCTTGCTGGGTGGCCTTGCGGCTGGCATCTTCGGCAATAGCATTTCGGCGTCTAGCTCCTACGTCAGTGCTGGTCCTGCCGTGGGAAGCTGGGATGGCCTGTCTTACTTCGCAGACGGTGGCTATACCGGCGCTGGTGGAAAGTATGACCCGGCAGGGATCGTTCACGCC